TGAACGGAAGTCCAAGATATATCAAATGGCAAAGGATGTCGTGAAGTTAGAAGATAGGTTTATCAAACTTGCGTTCAACGGATTAGAGATGGAAGGTCTTACAGAGACTGATGTAAAACAATACATAAGACATATTGCTGATAGACGTTTACTACAACTTGGTATGAAACCAAACTTCAAAGTAAAAGACAATCCGTTACCTTGGTTAGATTGGGTACTGAATGGTGCGTCGCATGACAACTTCTTTGAGAAACGAGTTACCGAATATTCCGTAAATGGTATGGAAGGTGACTGGGGTTGGGATGTCGAGGACGCGGCATAATGAACGACGAGGACGAAACCTTTCATATGGATTGTTTCGTTTGTGAAACTAAGTCTGAAGTTAGAGTATTGAACTCTGACGAACAACCTTTTTTCTGCCCCATGTGTGGGACAGAGATGGAATAAATAAATACTATATATCTGTATGTGGATATATGAAGATAAAGAGTTTTCCCCGACGGACGAATTCCTTGAACCTTTTCAAGGGTTCGTCTACGTCCTCACGGAAGAATCAACGGGTAAGAAGTACATCGGAAAGAAGTTCTTCTGGAAACCCAAGACATTACCCAAGAACAGCAAACGCAAAAGAAAAATAAAGACCAGAGTTCAATCTGATTGGAGAGATTACTATGGTTCGTCGGCAGAGGTAAAATTACTCGTAGAAGGTGGCGAGAAGTTTACGAGACGCGTGCTAAGACTCTGTTTTTCAAAAGGGGAGTTATCCTATTACGAATTACGTGAACAAATGATAAATGATGTATTATTAAAACCAGATGAATATTATAATGCTTTCGTTGGAGGTAAGATACACAGAAAGCACGTATTGAAAAAAAAGTGAAAAAAAGACAAATTAGGTGTTGACTTTTTGGTTTTAATATGGTAGAGTAGAGTATAGTTAGATGAAAGGAACAAAAAACTATGGCATATATTTCACAAGAAGAAAAGAAAGAACTCGCTCCCGCAATCAAGGCAGTTGCTAAGAAATACGGACGCAAGGTTACTATCGGTATCAGAAATCACATGGATTTAGTTGTAAAAGTAAAAGGTGCTGAAGATATCTATGAAAGACTTTGTGCGCAAACGATAGAAAACAGAATACTTGCGGGTCGTGACAAGACTGGCGACTCAATACAAGATGATATTGATTGGGATGCTCCGATTGACCCATCTGTCTTTTCTAGAATGACTTACCTTGACCCTGAGTTATCTGAGTTTGGTCATTCGGTCAATACTCATTGGATGGAACAAAACCACGACAAGAAAGACCACGCATTCTTGAATGAGTTACATGCTGCTATGCATAGTAAAGACTTTTATAATGATGACGATGTTATGACAGATTACTTCAGCAGAAGTTATTACACCTCAATAGAGTTACACAAATAAAAAAGGAGAAGAGAGTGTCAGACCGAGAACCGCAATGGTGGGATAAAAAGACTCAATGGAGAAAGAAGTATAGTACATATTCAAAACAAGAACTATTGGATTATGCGAATAAGCACTACAACCCATATCTACCAAGCAGACAAGAAGCACATGTTTGGGGTGCGATGGATGAACTATACAGACAATATGGTATTGCGTTCGGGGACTAAAATAATCTAATTTATTTTCATACTATATACATTTAGAGAAAATAAAAAGACTATATAGTAATAGAGAAAGAATAATATGAAACTAGAAGTATTTGAAATCTTTGAACGATACGCAAAACTAAAAACTCGTAAAGAGAAGATACAGTATCTCAAGGATAATGGCATCCCCGCAGTACGCGACGTGTGTCGCGGCATATATGATGAACGACTTGAGTTCATTATTCCAGAAGGCAAACCACCTTACACACCAAACAAACCTGAGAGTGTACCCTCATCCCTAAGAAGAAAACACCGCGAATTCGGTAACTTTGTGAAGGGTGCAATATCAGCAGAACAAAAACAATTCAGAATAGAAAAGAGATTTATTCAAGTATTAGAATCAATCCACGCAGAAGATGCTGAGATTGTAATTAATATGGTGCAACGTAAAGCACCTAAAGGTTTGACAAAGAAAATAGTAGAGGAGGCGTTTCCGACACTTTTATCTTAATCCATTTCGTTATGTTTGTAATGTTATTTTAACACTAACAATAAAAGGAATGCTTATGCCAAAAAACCAAATAGAGAGATTGAAGAATGATTCTAGGCAACTAGATAATTATATTCATCGTCTAAGAAAAAGGGGCAAAGACAATCTTGCACATAAGATAACGATGAAGAGAGAATATCTCAATCAAACTATTACAGAATACGAACAAATGGATTTAACAGCATAAAAAGGTAGGTGATGTATCTCGTGGGGGATGCTAGTCATCCCCAACGTTACAAAGAGAGAAAATATATTATGGCACTATACACAATTACAAACGATAAGACAGATGAGACAGAAGACCTATTCTGCACTTACGAAGATTTACAAAACATATTAGAAAAAAGAGGCGAACCTTGGAGACAAGTTATAGGCACTCCTGGATTTGTTACAATGACAGGTAATGTTGTTAACAAAACAAGTAGTGATTGGAAGAACCTTTTACAAAAAATAGAAAAGGGTTCTGGTAAAGGGGCAAACTTCAAGACATGACAATGAAACGTCTCAAGGAGGAACACCTCCTTAACTTCGACCCCATAACACAAAAACAAAAAGATACCTACGATGCGTGGGACGATAGGAATCATATGATACTCGCCGGAAGTGCGGGTACAGGTAAGACCTTCGTCGGAATGTATCTGGGACTTGAAGTAGTACTGGACAAAGATGAACCCCAAAAGAAACTTGTTATTGTAAGAAGTGTTGTTCCTACAAGGGATATGGGGTTTCTTCCTGGAGGTATCGAAGAAAAGATAGACACCTATACTGCTCCTTATAGAAGTATTGCGGCAGAGTTATTTGACCAACAGAACGCATACGAGTTACTTGAGACACAGGGTGCGATAGAGTTTCTCTCAACATCATTCATACGAGGTACTACATTAGACAATGCGGTTATACTTGTAGATGAAATGCAGAACCTAACCTTTCACGAACTTGATAGTATCATAACAAGGGTGGGTCGTAACAGTCGTATTATATTCAGTGGCGACTATTACCAAACAGATTTAAGCAAAGAAGCAGATAAGACAGGGATTTTAAAATTCCTAAATATAATGGAAGTAATGAATAACTTCACGACAATAGAATTTGGGTGGGCAGACATTGTTCGGTCAGACTTCGTGAGAGACTATATAATGACAAAAGATATGGTAGAACGAGGAGACATACAATGAACCTATCGAAAAACTTTACTCTAAGAGAGTTTACAAAATCACAAACCGCCACTAGACATGGTATTGATAATACACCACAGGGTCAACACCTTGAGAGTGCGAAAGAGTTGTTCGAGAAAGTCGTACAACCTGTGAGAGACCACTTCGGTGTAACTCGATTGAACTCCGGATACCGTAGTCCTGAGTTGAACAAAGCAGTAGGTGGTTCCGCAACAAGTCAACACTGTAAAGGTGAAGCAGTAGATATGGAAGTTCCAGGAGTTCCTAACTACGAACTTGCGAAATGGATACAAGACAATCTAGAGTTTGATCAACTTATACTTGAGTTCTATACATCGGGAATACCTGATAGTGGTTGGGTACACTGTTCATATAAACACGGTGGACCACAACGTAAGTCAGTATTAACTGCTGCTCGTGTAGATGGTAAGACGAAATATTCTGTAGGATTAATTGAATAAAAACAAAAATAAGTGTTGACTTTTTCGTTTCTTTATAGTATAGTAATAATATAAGAAAGGAAAATATTATGGAAAATTATAATAAAGTAATTTTAACGGATGCCGATGGTGTTCTGTTAAACTGGAAATATGCTTTTGACGTGTATGCCGAGAAACGCGGATACGAAATGATAAACAAAAATGTTTATGATATCGCTGATTGTTACGACATCCCTAAGAAAGAAGCGAAACGTCTTGTTCGAGACTTTAATGAAAGTGCTGCTATAGGGTACTTACCTCCCCTCAGGGACGCCATACACTACGTGAAAAAAATTCACGAAGAGTTAGGTTATGTATTTCACTGTATAACTTCTTTAAGTGACGATGAGAACGCGCAAAGGTTGCGTACTATGAACTTGAAAAAGTTATTCGGTGAGACAGTCTTCGAGAAGTTTACCTACCTTGATACGGGTGCTGACAAGGACGAAGTTCTTGCTAAGTACGAAGGTAAGGATTACCTTTGGGTTGAAGACAAGGTTGAAAACGCCATAGAAGGTGCGAAGGTTGGTCTTGAAGGTGCTGTTATGAAGCATGGTTTCAATATTGATGCTATCGAACCAAATGGTTTGGTTGGTTTCGCTAACTGGAAAGAAATCTACGAGTACTTA